GGCAGGAGCCATTGAAGGATGTTGTAAGTCATTGTGAAAAGCGGGCAATCGGTTCGAATGGTGGCTTTGGTTACAAGGCCCAGACCGAAGAACTCGAAATCGCAATGATTGATAGTTGTATTCTTGCGCACTGGTTGTGCGTGGATGATAAGGAAATTGTTCAGAGGGTTAGAGATTAAGCCTGATACGAGCACCATCTCGGTAAAAACGTGGGAGAAAGGCAAAGACAATGGAAGACACAAACAAGATTGAAACAGAAGGCAAGACCTTCACACAGGAAGAAGTGAACGGACTCATCAAGGACAGACTTGATAGAGCAGAGAAGAAATGGCAGGAGAAATACGCAAATTATTATTCTGCTGAGGATGTAGCAAGCAAAACAGAAGAACTGCAGAAGCAGATCACCGAACTTGGCAATTCGCTCAATGTAGCCAATGACAAGGCCAATGCTGACAGCGAGGAAATCTCAAAGCGAGACCAGACGATAGCAGACCTTGAAGCCAAGGCAAAGAAGTACGAGACTGACTCGGTAAAAATCAGGATTGCCCTTGAGAATGGGTTACCTTTTGAGCTTGCAAATAAATTAAACGGAGACACTGAGGAAGAGCTTAAGGCTGATGCTCAGAAGATGGCTTCGTTTATGAGACCAACAACAAGTATGCCTCTGAGAAATCCGGAGGCGAATGCGGAGGTTGACGGAGTTCTGGCAGCATTCAAGCAGCTGAATCCCAACCTCAAAATTTAGTCATTTAGGAGGTAAACAAAATGGCATTACAGGACAGATATTCAAGTATCGTACTCGCAAAACTTCGTAGCACATCAATTTTTGCTGACATCGTTGGCAGACAGTTCGAGGGTGATCCTAAGGCAGGCGCAGTTAAGGTTCCCTACAGAGCAGAGTGTACAGTTGCAGCATACAACCCTGCATCTGGACTTGCTGGAACAGACACATCAACAGCATTCAAGACAATCAACATCGACCAGGATTTCGCAGTAAATGAAATTATCGATGGATATGAGGCAGCAGCTCTTCCCGATGGAAAGATTGCAGAGCGTCTTGATTCAGCTGGTTATGGCCTTGGTAAGAAGGCTGATGACATCATCATCGCAGCTATCAACCATCAGACATCTGGTGCTTATGATTGCAAGACTGCAACATCTTCTTCATCTACCAAGATTGCTGACCTTATCGCAGATATGGTAGCTGAGGCAGTTACAGCTGGCGCAGACATCAATAAGATTTTCGCAGTTGTTAAGCCTTCATCATACGCTTCACTTCTCAAGGAAACACTTTTCGTTCAGTGTACAGCACTTGAGGACATCCAGAACGGCATGATTGGTAGACTTGCAGGCACACCTGTTTACATGTCAAGCAACTCAAACTTCACAGACAAGGTGCTTGTTGCTAACAGCGACTTCGTGCACTTCGTATGTGATTTCATGGTTGCTCCTACTGTCAAGGATGGCGCTAACCAGTACATCGGTTCTGCTCAGGTTGTTGCTCGTATGGTATGCGGCGCAGCTGTTACAGAGCCTTCAACAGTTATCTACAAGGCTTAATTGTTGGCAATAGCATTTACAGAGGGGAGGGCATCCGCATGGGTGCTCTCCTTTTTTGAGGTGAGAAAATGGCGGTAACGACAAATGATTTAGTATCCAGATGGCGACCATTGACCGCGGATGAACTCACACAGGCGTCACTTCTGATTGGTGATTATGAAGCAGAACTTCACCTGTACGCGAAGGACAGGGGCGTTGATATTGACGCAGAGTGCACTGCTGATACTAATTACGCAAGAGTGTATACGGCTGTTGTATGTTCAGCTGTGGCTGATGCGATGCGGAATAACACGAACGATCCGGTGATGAGTCAGATGTCGCAGAGTGCGCTTGGTATGTCAGTGAGTGGCACGTTCCTGAATCCTGGTGGCGGTCTTTTCATCAAGAACAATCTGCTCAAGCAGTTAGGACTTCTTAAACAGAAGATAAAGGCGGTGGATTTGTATGCAGATGATTAAGAGCGAATCAGTGGTACTTCGCGAGCGAACTGTCACAGGCAAGGATGACTTCGGGCAGGAGACCGCAACATTTACCGATGTGACCGTTAACAACGTGATTGTTGGCAGTCCTTCGAGTGAAGATGTGCTGTCTGAGATTGAGCTTACTGGTAAACATATTGCGTACACTTTGGGGATTCCGAAGAGTGACTCTCATTCATGGGTCAATACCACAGTTGTTATACGCAACAAAACATATAGAACTATCGGCATTCCTACTGAGATTCCAGAAGGAAGCATGCCGACTTGGTGGGCTTGGGGCAAGCAAGTAAAGGTTGAGCATTATGAGTAATACAAGATTTGAACTTGATACATCCAGCGTGAGAACTGAAATACTTCAGGCAGACTGGATGCTTCAGCACGTTGAATCCGTTGCTCAGAGCCAGTGTGATTCTGAAAGCCATGTCAAGTCGTTTGTCGGCTTCGACAGAGCCAAGGCCATCATATATCCCAACACGGAGGATTATCCAGAATGATTGAAAAGACAATATACACATATCTGACTAATCAGTTAGATGTTCCTGTGTGCATGGGAGAGAAACCCACGACCAAAGCAAGTGAATATGTTGTGCTTGAAGTTATAGACGATGGACGCACAAATCATGTCGATGCAATCACTTTCAACATCGAATCATATTCAACATCACTTCAGAAGGCTGCGGAGCTTAATGCTCTGGTAAAGACTGCAATGTTCAATGCAATATCATTAGCATCGGTCAGCTCTTCGAAGTGCGGAGGTGGTGGGCAGAAAATTGACACGCAGACGAAGACTTACTGTTACGAGACGGTCTTCAATCTTTATTACTACTCATAGGAGGTAGACAAATGGCAAATACAGCTGCAAATGTAAGCACAGGTAAGCCGAACATTGCCGGAGCAGTCTATGTTGGTGCTATTGGAACTGTTACAGTTCCCACTGATGCAACAACTGCACTTGGTAGCGACTTCACTTGTCTCGGTTATGTCTCAGAAGATGGACTTGAGAATAACAACGAGATGGAGGTTAGTGCAATCAAGACTTGGGGCGGTGCTATCGTGTACCGTTCACTTACTGGACTTGATGACAACTTCACACTTAAGCTTCTTGAGAGCGAGAACGTTGATGTTCTTAAGGCGGTTTATGGCGATTCTAACGTTTCAGAGACCAGCGGGGCAATCACAGTAAACGTTAAGGCTGAGGATCCTCAGGAGAAGGTTTGGGTATTCGAGCTTGCCCTTCGTGGCGACAAGAAGAAGAGAATCGTTATCCCTGATGGAGCAATCACAGCTCGTGAGACCATCACATACAACGATACAGATGCCATTGCTTATGGTATCACAGTTTCAGCTTATCCGGATTCTACTGGAAACACACACAAGGAGTATATTGCGTAGAAATGATTAAGGGAAAGACAAAATCAGGTTTCGATTTCAAAATCGATGAAAGAATTGGCACAGATTGGCGAATAATTACTGCCATCTCATTGGCAGAAAACGGCAACGATTCCGAAAAAATCAAGGGGACAACAAGTCTGGTCCATTTGATGTTGGCAGATGATGAAAACAGATTTCTTGAGCATATCGCATCCAAGAATGATGGATTCGTGCCAATTAAGGCAGTTACCGATGAGCTTGTCGACATCCTGGCATCACTTAACGCAACAAAAAACTCATAACCCTCGCCCATGTGATCAATGAGTGCGAGGGCGACTTGATATGCGATTTGGCGCAAACCTATCACATATTGGATTATAAAGGGTTGTCGCCTGAACTGGTGGCAACTCTTCTTTTTGGTTTACCCAATGATTCGAGGGTAAAAATGAAGTTATCAGGGCAGAAGATAACCCTTGACCAGCAGTTGCTTGCAATGATTGTTGACAGCCTTCAGTTTATTGCGTGGACCAAGACTAAGGACGCATCCAGAGGGCGCTACAACAACAAGAGTGTTCTGAAGACTTTGCTTGGTGAGTATGACAAGGGCAAGGATGAGCTTCAGGCATTTGAAAACATTGATGACTTCGAAGCATATATGAATAGTTTTTTAAGGTGACGATATGGCAGGAACAATTGGAACAGCATATATACAGATTGAGCCAACCACGCAGGGCGTAGGCGGTTCTATATCCAAGGCCCTTGATGGCGAGGCAACTGCTGCAGGAAACAGCGCAGGTGGTAAATTATCGAGCGCATTTGGTTCTGCTGCTAAGGTTGGCTTTGGCGCGGTTGCAGGACTGGCAACAGCTGCCATTGGTGCAGGCTCTGCACTTTACAACACAGTTTCACAGACCGCAGCGGCGGGCGATGAAATCGACAAGATGAGCCAGAAGTTGGGTGTATCATCATCATTCTATCAGGAATGGGATGCGGTACTTCAGCACTCTGGTACTTCTATGGATTCCATGAGCGCAACGTTCAAGAAGTTGGCGACAGCTTCTCAGGGCGCAAGCGCAGACCAGGAAGAGGCTTTCAAATCTCTTGGTTTGTCTATGGAGCAGGTGTCTTCTATGTCTACAGAGGACTTGTTCACATCTGTTATCTCTGGATTGCAGGAGATGGATGAAGGCACAGAGCGAACAGCACTTGCAACTACTCTGTTAGGTCGTGGAGCAATGGAAATGGGCGCACTGCTCAATACTTCAGCTGAAGACACACAGGGCATGATAGATACCGTTCATGAACTCGGCGGCGTTATGGATGGCGATGCAGTAAAGAGCGCTGCAGCATTCCAGGACAGTATGCAGGATATGCAGACCGCATTCACCGGAATATCAAATTCTGTTATGTCAGAGCTTATGCCATCATTCACATCTATTCTTGATGGCTTCACAGGACTTGCAACAGGATCAGCAGGAGCCAAGGACCAGTTGTCCGCAGGTGTTGAAGGAATAATCGCAAGCCTCACAACAGCATTTCCTTCAATCGTGACAGGCTTTTCAACTGTTGTGCAGACGATCGCAGAGGTTGCGCCCGATTTGCTTGAGGCTCTTGCAACAGGCATAATCGATGCACTTCCAACACTTATCCCTACCCTTGGTGACTTGGTGACTAACATCGTTGATACTCTGATTGAGTTACTTCCTCAGCTTCTGGAAGCGGGAATACAGGTAATACTTCAGTTGGCTGATGGTATTTCGCAGTCTCTTCCCACACTCATACCAACGATTGTGCAGGTAGTTATAACTTTAGTTGAGCAGTTGCTTAATAATATCGACTTACTTATTGATGCTGCCATTCAGCTGATGACAGCTCTTGCAGTCGGAATTGTTGAGGCCCTTCCTCTGATCATGGAGAAGGCTCCTGAAATCATCCTAAAGATATTCGAGGCACTTGTTGAAGCTGCGCCGAAACTGCTTGAAGCAGCCATTACGATTATCACAACACTTGCGACAGGCTTAATTGATAACCTTCCAAAGTTAGTTGAAAAGATTCCGGACCTTATCAAAGGCCTTGTTAATGGTTTCAAGAAGTACGTTGATTCCATAAAGGAAATCGGCAAGGATATCGTTGCTGGTATCTGGTCCGGTATTCAAGAGATGTGGAACCAGCTGATCGAGAACGTGTCCGGGCTGGCAAGTTCGCTTGTAAATACAATCAAGAACTTCTTCAAAATCGGTTCGCCTTCACGTTTGATGGCTGACGAGGTAGGCCAGTGGCTTCCCAAGGGTGTTGCAGTCGGTATCGATGCCAATGCAGACAGTGCCATAAATTCGATGAACAGGCTGGCGAATGATATGACAGGTACTCTT